AGCAACGGATACCCTGACGGCACCTGAGAAACCGTCATGGCTTTATTAAAAACACAAAGGAGGATTTCACTATGAAGGAATTTTGGACGACCATTCAGCTTGCGTTTGCCGCTGTAGGAGGTTGGCTCGGATGGTTCTTGGGAGGGTGTGATGGGCTGTTGTATGCACTTCTGGCCTTTGTGGTCATCGACTACATCACCGGCATCATGTGTGCCATTGTCGATAAGAAACTATCCTCGGCGGTCGGCTTCAAGGGCATCTTCAAGAAGGTGTTGATCTTCGCCCTCGTAGGTATTGGCCACATTCTGGATGCTCAGGTTATCGGCACCGGCTCCGTGATCCGTACCGCCGTCATTTTCTTCTACATTTCCAACGAGGGTGTATCCCTCATCGAGAATGCGGCCCACCTTGGCCTTCCTATCCCTGCGAAGCTGAAGGCCGTACTCGAACAGCTCCACGACCGTGCAGAAAAGGAGGATGAGCATCATGATGACAAACATTGAACTTGCGAATAAGCTCAAGGATATCGCAAAGAACTACAAAACGCTCTATGTGATGGGCTGCTTCGGTGCTCCGATGACGGCCACCAACAAGAAGCGTTACACCCAGAACCACAGCTACAATCGCCAGCCTGCCAGAACCGCCATAATCAACGCAGCCTCTGCCGACACCTTCGGCTTTGACTGCGTTTGCCTTATCAAGGGTGTACTCTGGGGCTGGAAAGGAGACAAGAACGCCATCTACGGCGGTGCTGGTTACGCTTGTAACGGCGTTCCGGACATCGGTGCCGACAGCATGATCAAAGTCTGCAAGAACGTGACTACCGATTTTTCCAAGATCGAGATCGGTGAGGCCGTTTGGATGGAAGGTCATATCGGCGTCTATGTAGGCGACGGTCTGGCTGTTGAATGCACCCCTCGCTGGGATAACAAGGTGCAGATCACCGCTTGCAACAGGAACGTTGCCGGGTACAACCGCAGAAACTGGACGAAGCATGGAAAGCTGCCGTATGTCACCTATACCCAGCAGACCACGCCTCCTGCCAACACGACCGTCAAAGGCATCGATGTTTCCAAGTGGCAGGGAGAAATCGACTGGAACAAGGTCAAGGCTGATGGTATCAAGTTTGCGATGATCCGTCTCGGCTATGGCTCCGCTGACGGCAATTCCTGCGGCCTTGACGGATACTTCGAGAAGAACGTGGCAAACGCTCTCAAGGCCGGAATCAACATCGGCTGCTATTTCTATTCCTACGCCACTTCCGTGGCTGCAGCGAAGAAAGAAGCTGCCTACGTCGTGAGTGTTCTTCAGAAGTATAAAGGCGTCTTTACCTATCCGGTAGCCTTTGACTTGGAAGACAAGACCCAGCAGGGCCTCGACAAGACCGTCCTGACGGATATGGTCATCGCTTTCGGTGATGCCATTGAAAAGGCCGGTTTCTATTGCTCTCTGTACAGCAACCTCAACTGGCTCAAGAACTATCTCGACGATTCCAAGCTGAAGCGTTTTGATCACTGGCTGGCACAGTGGGCTTCCGCTCCGACCTATACCGGAGCATTCGGCATGTGGCAGAGCTCGTCCACCGGCAAGGTAAGCGGCATCAAAGGCAACGTCGATACCGATATCGCTTACAAGGATTATCCGACTATCATCAAGAACGCCAAACTGAACGGTTTCACTGGCTCTGGCCAGACTCCGACAGTTCCGACGCAGCCGGACCCGCAGCATTCCGCTTCCTTCAAGAAGGGTGATCTCGTCAAGATTACCGGCACGAAGTACTACGGCGGCCAGACCATCCCGGCTTGGGTGAAGGCAAAGAACTGGTATGTCCTTCAGGTGAACGGAAGCCGTGTTGTGATCGACAAGAGCGAGGACGGTAAAAACGCCATCTGCAGCCCGGTCAACGCTGCAGATCTTCAGCTGGTGAACGGCAAGCCCACGAAGACCGTGGATGAGCTTGCCCGTGAGGTCATCCGTGGCCTCTGGGGTAACGGTACCGACCGAAAGAACCGTCTGACCGCTGCCGGTTATGACTACTATGCGGTTCAGGCCCGTGTGAATGAACTTTTGAGATAACATGACCTTCTGGCCCATCAGGGATTTTCCTTGGTGGGCCTATTTTTTTGTGCTTTCCTTCGTCAAAACAGGTCCACCGCCTCCAGTGGAAAGTGAGAGAAACCCTCTCGGACTGGAGGATATACCTATGACACAGATTACATTACCCGATGCCGACCTTGCCGCTGCTCTTGATGGAGTGACCACGGACCACTTCTTTACCGAGGAGCAATTTCAGCGGGACGTCGATTATTACAGAGCCCAGAGCATCGCAAAAACCATGCTGGATGCCGGACTTATTTCCTTGTTGCAATTTGACAAATTAACCGCCCTGAACCGGAAATCTTTCTCTCCGTTTCTGGCCGAGATTATGCCGAAAATGACTTGATAAATATTGTTTTTAGAGTGATAGATAGACACTACCGAAGGGAGGTGAAACCGTGAAAAAGGTCACGAGATTAGGTGGAGACGTCAAGAAAAAATCCACCACTAAGGTCCTCCGGGTGGCAGCCTACTGCCGCGTTTCCACAGACAGCGACGCACAGCTTGAAAGCCTCGAAGCGCAGAAAACCCACTATGAGAATTACATCAACGGACGTGAGGATTGGGAGTTTGCAGGGCTGTATTTTGATGAAGGCATCTCCGGCACCAAAAAGGAAAAGCGACCAGCGCTGCTTCAGATGATCGCAGACTGCAAGGCCGGGAAGATCGACTTCGTAATCACCAAGTCCATCAGCCGATTTGCAAGGAATACTACGGACTGTCTGGAGATGGTCCGGAAGCTCCTCGAACTGAACATTCCGATCTATTTTGAAAAGGAAAATCTGAATACCAGCTCGATGGAAAGTGAGCTCTTTCTCGCCATCCTAAGCAGCATGGCTGAGGGAGAGTCTACATCCATTTCCGAGAACAGCAAATGGTCCATCCAGAAACGTTTCAAGAACGGCACCTTCAAACTCAGCTATCCGCCCTACGGCTACGATTGGGACGGTGACCAGATGGTCATCAATCCGGAGCAGGCCAAGACGGTCCGCTGGATTTTTGAACAGGTGCTTTCCGGCAAAGGCACACACGCCATTTCAGAGGAACTGAATGCAAACGGCGTACCTACCAAAAAGGGAGGATGCTGGACGCCTACAACGGTGCGCGGCATGATTAGCAACGAGAAATACACCGGCGATGTGATTTTCCAGAAGACTTATACCGATTCGCAGTTCAACCGTCACGTCAATTACGGCCAGAAAGATCAGTACGCGATGGCAAATCACCATGAAGCCATCATCAGCCGTGAGATCTTTGATGCGGCAAACGCTCTGGTTGAGCAGCGCGGCAAGGAAAAAGGCATTGTCAAAGGCAGCGGAAAATACCAAAGCCGATACTGCTTTTCCGGCAAGATCGTCTGTGGCGCGTGCGGAGATACCTTCAAGCGCCGGATACATTCCACCACGACACACAAATACGTTGCGTGGTGCTGCAACACCCACATTGAGGACAAGGACCACTGTTCCATGAAATACATCAGGGATGAAGCGGTCAAGACTGCTTTTGTGACGATGATCAACAAGCTGATTTTCGCCCACAGCATTATCCTGAAGCCTTATTTGGAAGCAATACGGAGCGGATGCAATGATGCACCCATGCGCCGGATTCAGGAAATCCAAACCCTGCTCTTGGAAAATGCCGCACAGCGAGAAACCCTGACCAAGCTGATGGCACAGGGCTACATCGACCAAATTCTTTACAACGAAGAAAACAACACGCTTCTTTCACAGGCGGACCGCTACCGGCAAGAGATGGATTCTCTCAGCAAAGTCATCGGCGGTGGCGGCACACACATCACTGCAACGCAGGATCTTCTGCGGTATGTAGAAAAAGCCTCCATGCTGACAGATTTTGACGAAGCGGTGTTTGAAAATATCGTAACTCGAATCAAGGTGCTTTCCCGCGAGGAGATTGCCTTTGAACTAAAATGCGGGCTTACGCTCAAGGAAAGGATGTGAACACATGGGACACACACCATACGGATACCGGATTGAGAACGGGATCGCGGTGATTGACGAAGAAGCTGCCGGGAAGCTCCGAAAGCTCTATGAGAATTACCTCACCGGCCTGAGCCTGAAGGACGCGGCTGCTGAGGCCGGTATCGACACCTACCACGGAACTGCCAAGCGTCTGCTAAAAACGCACCATTACATCGGTGACGATTTCTACCCGGCCATCATCGACGAGACAGTCTTCCAGAATGCTCAGGAGGAGCTAATGAAGCGGTCCGCTGCTCTTGGGAGGCTGAATCGAGCTCCGAAAGAAAAAGTGCTCAAGGTTCCTACCGTTTTTACGATCCGGGACATCAAGACACGATTTGATAACCCGGTAACGCAGGCCGAGTACATTTATAGCCTGATTGAAAGCGAGGTGAGCTGATGGGGAATGTTATGGTCATCCCGGCAAAAAGACAGGTCGGGAATAACATCAAAAAGGCTGAGAAGCCAAAGCTCCGAGTCGCAGCGTACTGCCGCGTCAGTACTGACAGCGATGAGCAGGCCACCAGCTATGAGGCTCAGATCGAGCATTACACCGAGTACATTTCCAAGAACCCTGAATGGGTGATGGCGGGCATATTTGCGGATGACGGAATCACCGGTACGAATACCAAAAAGCGCGACGAGTTTAACCGCATGATCGAGGAATGCCATGCCGGAAACATTGACATGATCATTACCAAGTCGATCAGCCGATTTGCCCGTAACACACTGGATTGCCTGAAATACATCCGAGAGCTGAAGGACCTGAACATTCCTGTTTTCTTTGAAAAAGAGTCTATCAACACAATGGACTCCAAGGGCGAGGTGCTTTTAACCATCATGGCCTCCCTTGCCCAGCAGGAAAGCCAGAGCTTATCGCAGAACGTGAAGCTCGGCATTCAGTACCGCTACCAGCAAGGCAAGGTGCAGGTCAACCACAACCGCTTTCTCGGCTACACCAAAGACGCTGACGGCAACCTTGTCATTGATCCGGAGCAGGCTGAGATCGTCCGGCGCATTTACCGGGAATACCTGCAGGGCCTGAGCATGGATAAGATTACCGCTGGCCTTGAGGCTGATGGCATTCTCACCGGCGCAGGTAAGACGAAGTGGCACACCAGCACCATCAACAAGATTCTCCGTAACGAGAAATACATCGGTGACGCTCTCCTGCAAAAGACCTACACCACGGACTTCCTGACGAAGAAGCGCATCAAGAACAACGGCACCGTCCCGCAGTACTACGTGGAGGGCGACCATGAGCCGATCATTCCAAAGGACATCTTTCTTCTGGTACAAGAGGAGCTGGTCCGCAGGCGCGTGGTCCATACCAGCGACAACGGCAAACGGCACTGCTACTCCTGCAAGCACTGTTTCGCACAGATCGTTTTCTGCGGCGAGTGCGGCGAGTTTTACCGTCGAGTCCACTGGAACAATCGAGGCTGCAAGTCCATCGTCTGGCGGTGCTGCTCACGGCTTGAGGCCACCGGCCACGCCTGCCACAGCCGTACAGTCAATGAAACACTTCTGGAGCAGGTGGTCATCGATGCCATCAACCGGGTGCTCTGCCAGAAGGACGATTTCCTGCAAACGCTGCGGGCGAACATCGCCACGGTGGTCCTGCAGGGTGATGCCCTCTCTCCGGATGTCA